TGACAATGTTCACCAGGTTAAGGTTTGATCTCACCTGTAGGATGTCCAACATCTTCTTGAATCTCAACACACCCCTTGAAACCAGTCTTGACTGTGCCAGTGTGGTTGGCTGTGTCGCGAAGTCTTCCGCCACGCATGGACTTATCCTTCCACCATTGTCTGTTTCCGTGTCCAGGAAACCTGAGCAGTCGATTGATACTGTGTAGTAAGCACCTTGTGGTTGTGCTGTGACCACTTTATTTGCTATAGGTAATACTGTTGCCATTTGTTAAATTCCTTTGCTGTATTTATACATGAAGTATTTATTTTAGGAATACCCAACCACTTCCTAAACGACTACAGGCATTGTTTGTAAAGTGTCTACTATAATTTCGAACCTGTATAAATGCTTGATAGACCCTACAAACACGTGTGCTAGTGGGATATGAATATATAACTCTCACTTTGCCATTTATTGGGTTTTTTTTGCTATACCAGTGTACTATCTTGCCGTCTTCTAAGTTGTTTAATGCAAAATAGACTGCTTCTTTGTGCTGAGATTTTTCTTCATCATTAAGGCTGAATTTCATATATTGAATGGTGCTCCACAGCATTCCGGGGGCGGTTGATGTAAATTCATCACCCAACCTCTCAGACATAGGTATGAAATTACCTTTTGTTTCTGCAAGGTAATCTTTGTTCGCAGAAGTAGAACATCCTACTAAAAATATGCTAATCGATATTATGATAACCCGGAACAATCTCGTATCCTCCATCCAACCTTTCACAGGCTATACTCCTTGTATTGACAATTTTTCCATTCAATCTCATTTTCCAATTGTAAATTCCACAACTTTTCGCAATGCCCATGCCGTGCAAGAAATCTTTAACACCGTCTTCACACACAACTTTTTCTATGGTCTTTGTGTCGATAACATTACCTGAAGCATCTTTGGTGATCACCGTTTCTGTTTTGATTGTACAGTACTGATCTGACCAAGGGCCTCCTGCTTGTACCATGGAAATATTTACTACTGCAAACAGTAGAAAGGTTAGTACAATTAACAATCTCATATTAACCTTTCTTGAGAATCGATCTTGCTGTACTTTCTATTTCATTAGACTCAATTTTTTGAGATGAAATTTTTCGAGACAATATGTCTGCCTTAATCTTCTCAACGTCTTTCTTGTCCATCTCAATCAACACATAGGCTCTGTAACTCTTTACACCTGTTGTATATATTTCACTCTTGGTAACAATGTAGTTTCCCACCATTGTATCTGTGATCATATTCACCACGGCATCTTGAGATCCTGCTTGAACATTTAAGTTCTCATTATTACCTGCTTCATTTTTTGTGATAGTGGTTCTGTTGTTCATTTCGCCATTGATTCTATCAGCCAGTTTTGCCTTGGCAAGTAATACTGATTTCTTAACTGCTAGTTCTAGGTCGGGAGACACAGCCGAAGCCGCCTCTTGATATTTGAACCAGGTTTCCCTATCGTATTCCACATACCATTTGGGAGTTTTGTTTACTACTCCGTTCTTGGATTGATCTGGTTTGATTGAATAGGTGCTACAATTGGCAACCAACATACCTAACAAGATCACTAGAACGATGTTTAGTTTTTTCATTTGTTCCTCTCTATTTTTTCAATCTATCTATCAGACTCGAAAGAGAGTCTAATATGTTTCTGAACATATCAGAAACAGCCGACAAATTAAAATCGTTTGTGAATTGTTCATATCCAGCACCTATCATGGGATAGACTGCCAGGAATATACAAATCAATATTATAAATTTAATCATATTATAATTGTAACATGTCTACCAAATTCGTCAACCTAGTTGATCTGTCTTAAAATTATTATTTTTCAATGGTTTATACCCCCATGAAATGTTTTAATAATCCCAAACTCAGTAAAGCAACACCAATGCTGTTGAGCACAATCAATGCTCTATCATGCCAGAGATATCCTACCCACAACCAACCTGCGACTCCTATCAATTGTATCGATATGTTCCATGGAAATAAATTAATCGAGTGTAGTAACCAACCCATTATGACGAAGAAAACAGATACCCATTTCACATACCAACTAAGGTCATGTAGTGGTGTAACCTTTTTATATATTTTCTTACTATCTAGGTCTTTATGTTTTTGCACTAGTTCCTCCTCATCTGTGAAATTTCTGTAGCCTTATTTCTACCATCCTCGTTGTCGTCGGCAAAGACCGGGACTTGATTGCTTTTGTGCATGGTTGCTATACCAATTAGTTTTCTCTCTCCGGAATATGTCTGGGGTTCCATCCTGCCTTTTACAGCAACAGGTATCTTGTCGCCACATGGAACACCAGTCCTGTCCACCAAAGGTTCAATAACCAATGTCTCGGATCTATCCCTGGGTTTGATTTTATCTAATCCTTTTGATTCTAGCCATTCCTTGTGTTCTCTTCTTGCCTTCCGCAAAGATTCTGTGTTAGGCAATCGAATGCGTATTCTTTTTTTCTGTGGCACTTGTATGAAACCCATTCTGTATTATACTTGATTTTGTGTTAAAGTCAAACTATGGTAAATTATGTTCTTTTATTGTGTTTAGAATAATTGACGTATATTCTACGTTGATGCTCCAGGCCTTTATACCGTTTAGCAATTTCTCGTAATTCCAATTACGAGCACTGTACATCTGATTATCCCTCTCGGTACGGAACTCCTTGTAGGCAGGATGAGTATTCAATATACGAATCATATCTGAAACAGACTCACACTTGTGCGTGTATTTCTTCACACCAAAACGAGCATTGGGTATTCCCAACGGTTTCATATGCGGCTGTTTCATATTCCAGGTTCTCACACCAAACAGGGCATTGCCCTCCTGTGCGAAACGAGATGTGCCATAGTTGGACTCCACAATGGCCATGGCCACTATTATGGACACCGGAACCCTCTCCGATGGATCGACCATCAGGTTGAGATAGGATACACATTTCTGCGTGGCGAATACGAAACTCTTTGAATCATTGTAATGGAATTCAGGTTGATGGAAGCCATACAGTTTGGCCTTCTCTATCATTTGATTCTCTGTGACCCTTATGATCTTCCTCTCGACGAAACGATTGGGAGAGAATGATCCATACACATAGGCGAGCAATACAATGCTTATCCAAGCCAGCCATATAATGATGGTTCTTTTGATTTTTGGTTCCAACTTGGGTAATCTGAACATTCGCTTACTCCTTGCTATTTTCGTCGTCCCTTGAATATTGTAGTTATGGTGCCCCGAAGGACACCATAGAAATTAGATGGCTACTTTCGCGGCCTCTGTTTTTTGTGCAGGAGCAGTTGATAGGCTCTCTTGATATAGGGCCTCTGCTTTGGACATATAGTTGTTCCAATCTGCCTTGGACAGACCTGTGAATCTTGTGATGTTGCCATCGGCAAGAATCTTGTAAGAACCAGCAAGTTTGTGAGAACCGTCCGGTTGGTACTTGTGTACTACACCCGTAGCCCTACCGTCCGCATTTTCTCTGCCTGGAATCATCATATACTTTCCAGACTTGCCGTTCCATGTTGTGTCAGTTTGTGTATCGGATTTGCATCTTTCGATCACTTGGTCCAATACCAACTGTGCTTTTGCTGAACATTTATACATATTTGTTTCTCCTAAGTTACCATTATTATAGCAGAAGATGGTAAACTGTCAACCACCTATAAGTTGTTGATTTAATTGAGTTTTTTGCGCCATTTTTTGGCAATTTTGTCTCTGACCTTTTTCCAATAACTGATTCCCCATGGGGAATTGTTTTCTTCACATGCCTTTATCATTTTTTCGGCATTGTTTAAAAGTCTATATACCGTCTGTGGTGACATTTTCTGCTGTGTTGTTTTGTTTGTTATCTATATTATCATCATTAACTTGATCTTCTTTAACCAAGGACGATGGTTGTTGTATGGGTAGTCCTGCCCTGTCAAACCAACGACCATCGGCAGTTTCGTATACATACGATCTAAAATTTTCTTTGTTCAAACCTTTTACTAAAATTGATCTTTTGTGTATCTTTCCTCGATAGTTGGTATAATTTTTATTAATCAGATAAACTTCTCCACTGAGTCTTTGATATATCCTATCTGCTTCGTTGTTAGAAATAACTATTTCTTTTGGTTGCTTGACTTCTGTCATTTCTGCATTACTATTACCGGCGATATTTTTTAAATTTTCTAGAATTTTTTTTCTCTTATCGCTGTGTTGTGTATCAGACATCGTCACCTTCCATGACATAGAACGTTGAACTTTTTCCTGTTGAATCCTCTTCTAGATAAAAATTGTTGCCATCATAATTGAAACTATTGAATACTTTAAATCCGTCACAATCTTCGTATTCTATAGACATTTTTTTTGTGTCGAATCCTTCCGGACCAGTCTTGATAAGATCGCCTGTGTACCAACCACCCTTGTTGAAATACTGTCCAAACAGGTAATACTTGTCCTTGCAGGATTCGGAACCCGAGTTGTGTTCCGCAATACACTTGACTTTGACGCCCAGTTTTTTAAAATCTTTCATATCTATGTTTCTATCCTCCAGGAAGTTATCATCCTCATCTCGCAAAGCGTTACCATCCTTGTCCGTTTCCGATATGTTCATATACTGTCCATCTGACAACTCCGGTCCTGATGTGTGGCAGATATCTTCATATTCATAGAATTGTTTCGTGAATCTCGCTTCTTCTGGGATATCCTTGATCGTTTGTTCGTCCGGTCCCCAATCTATCTCGTTGATGTGCTGTGCCAAACCCTCGTCATTGCCTTCCCAATAGGAGAACTGTGCCTCGGTAATCTCACCCATGGCTACTTCACCACCATATCTACCAAACTCTACCTTGAAGAATCTTTCCGGAGTCTTTATAGCACGTATTAATTTCTTTTGTTCCTTAATTTTTTTAGCAGACTTCTTTGGCATATTTTTTGATTTACTTTTTACTTTTTTCTTTTTTTGCATTTTTTCTCCATCAATATCTGTTTGGGTGTCCTCGTACCCGGCATTAGTTTTACCAGTCTACAACTGAACAATTTCTTTTTGCCCTTACTCGTTAGTATAACAGGTTGTCCGTTTTCGTCAATCTCTATGCCTTTGATTGGTGTTTCCACATTTCGGAATCTGCCCACACTTACCAGATCGCCCACTTGTATATCTACGGTATATTTTTTCATTGTTGTAACCAATTCCATACTGCTCTTAATCCTAAAAAGAAATACATCACTTCCATTAGTGTTCGAGGAATGTCTTTGTCTTTAATTCCCATACAAATCCAGATAATACAAGAACAACAGGCAATAGCCCAACCGATCCATTGAGTGGACACATCGGCACTACTCAAAATGAATATACTGATCATTGCTAATAGGAATCCTATCCATCTCCAACTGTCTATGTTTTGGTAGTATCTAATTTTCATTATAATTTTTCCCCGGGTTCAAACCCTCTAAATCGTAAAAATCTTGGAAACCTCAGGCTGTATTCATCTGTTGTATCCTGGTTCTGTGTTATGGCATCTGCCCTAACTTCCACAATTCTACCAATGAGATCATCTTTGTGTTTCCAAAACATATCTCTATCTGAGTCGGTAAGTCCTGATCCAACGTTGGTCTTGATAAACTTGTCCATGTCTGTTCCTTCTACTATCAGGGCACCTAGTTTGCCCACATTTCTTCCTGTGCCTTCTTCGACTGCTTTAACTGTAAGAGAAACTTCTATAAAAGGCTTTACTTTTAACCAAAGAGTAGATCTCTTACATTCATAAATTCCGTTTGTAGGCTTGACCATTATGCCTTCGAACCCCCTGTCTATACACATCTTGTTGTAGTCTGCGAACTGTTTCTGTCCATCGTCGTCACTTAAATTTATTTTAACGTATTCGACTCTCGAAATATTTGGTCCAAAATTGTAATTGTCTAACCATTTCTTTCTTTCAGAAATTGGATCAACACAACTACCGTCCATGAAATTATAAAGTGGCATACAGTCAAAAATATTGAGAACAGCATCATCTGTCTTTGCTCCACCTTTCCTATGGATCTCTCTCATCAATGTCTGGAAGTCATCACTCATGACCTCTCCATCGAATACCATCGATTCCGACATTTGGTCAAGCATCTCATCAAACTGTTGTAGTATTTTAGGAAAGTTATTCAATTCCTTGCCGTTCCTTGAGTACATTCTTACCTCGTCCTTGTCCACGTCACAGATGGTAATCACCCTAACCCCGTCGAGTTTAGGTTCAACATACACCTCGCCCGTCATTTTCTTGTCGTGCTTTTTGGAATCATCTGCCAACATGCACTCGAACACGGGTACCTTTATGGTGCTGTGTTTATTGACGGTCTTGTGTGTGACACCACATCTCAGATCCTTTATCAGGATCCTCCTGTACCAATCGTTCCATTCTTCCATGTTGGACCTATCACACAAATCTTGAATCATGTCTCGCATTTCGTTTCCTGTGAGAGTTCTATCTTCCAATCTTCTCAAAACATCATCGAATTCAGTCTGTGTGATGCCCGTACCATCCTTTTTAGATAACGGCACTTTTTGTACACCGAATGTCCTGAAACCGTCCAATGCCGCTCCGATGCCATTAAAGAATCTAATGTTTTCGGCATCTGACTCCCTGCTGATTATTGCTTCTTTCTTTAATCTCGAATTGTCGGATTCAAGTTCTTGTATTATTTTCCATGGTTTCATTTTATTACTCCTAACATTGTAAAGTGATTTTCTATTGTCCACAAGTCTAAATCTATGGGTTCACCCCTTAAATTTTTAACTGTTTTGGTAAATCCGGCCAATCTATATCTACGGAACGGGTATTGCCAAGTTGCATTAAGTTGCCATTCACCTTCCAGTATATGTTTGTCTGCATCAGAAATCAGGCACAATGGCATATGAATTGCTTCGATGGCATCTATGTGTCCTTCTAGATAGGCCTGTAATATCCGATTCTGTGGTATAGGATGTTCTAGATGTGCCTTGCCCTCTGTGGCTCCTTCCGCCGTGTAGTGTGCCGGACCTGGGCATCTTAGTTTCTGAGTATCTCTAAGATATCTCTGTAGGAAATAAAAGTATTTGCCTTTGACATCTCTGCTCACGTTCTCACTTAACAGATCCTGTTTAAACCGATCTAATATTTCTACATCCGCTTCGAGGGGAATCTTGCTGACAGATTTAAATTGTAGTCTTCCTACCAGTTCGCGATCTAGTCGCATGTATCTATCTAGTTCAAACATCAAACTCCTTGTAGTCTACTATATTTCCATTTTTAAAAAATATTATGTTTTCTTTTTTAACATATTCTAACACCTCTGCAAGTGATATATAGATTGCCTCTCTCAATGAGGATTTACTTTCTTTTAGCAATTTGTATTCCTCTACCTTTTTATCAAAGAGAGGATGCAGACTTTTTATAAATTCTTTTCCGATCCAATAACTGGCAACAGGCATTGCCTCACCTCCCTTGAAAAGGGAATGTCCAAACCCTTCATAATCATATAATTTTTTAATAGAAGTTACCTTACTCATATCAAACATGGCACTTTGCCAGTTTTTGATAGTCGGGGTTTTATTGAACCCACTGCTTTTAAATTCTATATTATGATAGCCATCGTTTGATGCCTTTGCATCGACTCCTCTTCTCCCGGGTACTTTTTCTATGGATGGCAGTATCTGTCTCATCTCTATGATTTGTAAAAGTTCTCTGTACCCATAGTTGTCTAAGGCATTTATTCCGGTTTTTTTGCGGAAGTTTTCTAAACAGTTAATACCATTTACAAGATTTTCTATGTCTTCGTTATCCATTGTTCTTACCCGAATATGGCATAAAGTCTGAACAGATATCGCCTTTCAACAATCCTATTGTCACTTTTGGTTCGTGTGGTGGATTAAATTGATCTGACTCATCTGCTTGTAATAGATATGCTTCTCTCATTAAAGTCGACATAGCCACAGGTGCGTCCCAAGAAGTACCTCGAGTGTGTTGCCACTGTTTCTTCGCGGCCGAATGTATGTTATTGGCATTTCTACCACAAACTTTGATCATTGCTGATAATATCTTGTCAATCCAATCTGCGGGTAAAAATTTAGTGGCACCATCTTCTTTGGCTAGTGCGTACATCTTGACCAGTCCGATGTAGATACCTTGATTGATCTCTCCACCTTCCTCTTCTCCATAATACTGTTTGACACCCATTAGAATGTTTTCCAACACATCGGCATCACCCGTCATCTCCAATCCCTTGTAGGCGTAATCAAAATGTGAGAAGTAGTGGGGGTTGGGGCCACACTTGCCCGGAGATTTACGAACTCGTTTGGGTTCCAGATCTATCTGACATTTCTTGAACAGTGTGTCCACTGTGTAGGCGGTCTTGACCCTTGGGTTGTTCCTATCATTGTCCGCGTTGACATCATTGTGCCAACGATGTAACAGTCCTCTATGTATCTCTTCCGTGCCTGCTCTCAATATACCCGTGTCGTTCAGGATCTCGAATGCGATGGCATCAAATGACTGATGCGATGTCTCCACGAAAGTCATTGGTACCGCTTGGAATCCCAACACGGCTAATGCTACCGATGTGTGTTGTCCATCAAATAAAAAATATCGCCCGTCTCTCTTGACCGCACTTGCTGGTCTCACCACCCTGGGATCGAACTTCTCACAGATACGAACCACATGGGAAGGTCTTAGATCTCTTTGCACAGAATAATTGAAGCATAGGTTGTCGTTGATCTCGACCTGTGATATGCCCTGTGGCAATATCATCTCGGGATCTTTTTGTAATTCTTTCAGCCTATCTCTGGCCGTTGCTAATCTTGTCTTGAAATTGGCTACTTCCTCTTCACCATCCTTGTAGAACTCCTCGACCACTTGGTGGAGGGTTTTGATTTTGTCATCTGACATACTATAATCCTTCCTTTGTTATAGAGACTGTGGAGTACCCAAAGGATACGCAGTCTTTGTGTTGCCCCGAATATGACGGGATCCGAGGCAACGAGTTTATAGACATTTACTTTAATATGTCTTCTTAATACTATATTAACACAAATTGCAGATTTGTCAACTATGTAATAATTGAACTTTTTGCTGGTGTTTTGATACTAGATGTTGCGTTTGTGTATTCAGTCTGAACCCTTGAATTTGTTATTCCCATGGAAATGATATGATCTCTGGAAATATTGATGTCCTTGTCCTGATCCATTGTCGCCACCCAAGTACCAAATGCCAAACCCTGAGGGCTCATCATTATTACCAAAGGTTTGACTATTGTGACATATTTTTCTAGGTCGACAACAAACTTGGCAATTACTTCTTCTCCCGAGTCTAACTTGATTGTTACTATAGAGTTTGGTTCTATATTATGCATTCCAATATTATAACGGATAAAAGATTAAATGTCAATGCTTTGAAAATATTGATCCCACCCTTGTTTGCTAGGATGGAAACCATCGTCTTGTAGAAGATTTTCCCTGACACAAAATTCGTAAGGTGTTTGTGCAATCATGTTTTGTTTGTTTAAATTTTTATAGAACCAATTAGTTTTATCTATCTTGCCAAGACTATATTCGTGCTCATTGTCACCGTTATAGATGAATGTGTATTTAAACTTGATGTTCCGACTGTGCAGTGTTGACACACAGTTGAATATGTGGTACAGATTGTAATCATTATAAAAACTGTTGCTGTTTTCCATAGATCTATTCTTAAAAGTTTCGCTCAACGGAATAGGATTGCCTTTTTTGTTTTTTGGAACAGTATTATCACCTCCACTGAAAACATGTAACACGTTTCCTACAGGACATCTATAAGGATAGCCGTCATACAAGTTATCATGATTTTTATCGTTCCAAGGCACTTGAATAGATGTTCTGTTTATACCAGTAAACATTATAAAATAATTTTCATGTTGATAACGTAATTCCTGTAAAATTCTATGACTTATGAAATCGTTACCACATCCGTCCTGCCCAACAACTTTTGTGTTATTTCCAAAGTATTTTTTTATAATGCCAAACTCATACGCATCACGAATATAACTGCAACCTATTATAAAATGTTTCATAACAGTAATTATATCATTGTCATGGTCTATAATAATTAAATTTAGATTTGCTTATTATTTGTTATCTTAGAAACTTTTTTTCTTGGCGACGTATTTTGCTATAAGATCTTTGGCTGTTTGATTCCAGTACACACCGGAGTCTCGCAACTGCTCGTTGGCTGTTCTCAATTTTTCCAATTTGTTTATCAACACTCGCAGGGTTCTGGGATTCAATTGTTTTGTTGTTTCTACCAACTGTTCTAATCTTCTTATGATGTCATCGATGGCTGGGCATGTGATATCCGGCACTTTTGGTGCTTTCCTTTTTAACCTGGAATACACCAGTTTGTGCGAAGACATACGTCGTTTCATCTATCTGTATTTAGGCAGATAGAAAAATCATTATGTGTGCATTCAATTATTATGTATGTGTATAATCCAATTTCTTTATGTCTTCGTTCACCATGGCGGCAAACATTTTGTAACACTTCAGGTCGGGGTGTTTTCCATCGGGTCCATAGTGGCGTCCTGCGTCATGCCAAACATTGGTGAGGCTTCTAGAATTTATTATGGAGTTCTTGGGTAGTAGATTGCTTACAGCATAGTGTAAAATTTTTTTGTTGTTTGCTTCTCCGGAATACTGCACATCAAATATCGTGTGTAGGAGATTGAACCCGTCGTTGGTCTGATCGCTAAATTTTAGCATCTCGTCTCCTCCGGTTATAGAACGGCTGTTGCTTTCTGTGTAATGTTCTCTCCTGTGGGGTTCGGGCCAAAGTATAACGGCTAGATCAAAGTTTAAATTATGTAATATGCTATACCATATTCTTTTGATTCTTTCGGCGCTGGCACCGGGACTGCCTAGGTTCCATACAGGAAATTCCAACATCGAGGGCCATGCGTGTGTTGATGGGGAACCAAACGCAAAGGTATAACTGTCTCCCATACAGACTATTCTTTTGGACTGATCGAATGTATCCGTCCTATACCCGTGTTCTGTGTTCTCTGTCTTGCCAGGTTCGTGTTCTATCTTGTCTGTGTTGTAGTGTCCTATTTTCATGCGTTTAGAAACTCACTCATGGAACACAACCATGGATCAACGTCCTGTTTTTTCATTCCATAATTGTAAGGTGTCAGTTCAACGGGTTGTTGGAGTTTTTCATTAAAGGCAATGGTGCATTCCTTTATCACGAATACCTTGCAGGTATCCTGGAAAGTCAGGTTGGGTATATTGTCTATGGCACCTCTGATGTAATAACCCAGTTCCATTACACAATAATTGAAATGTAATCCTGCTATAAAAATTTTATCCACACTGTATTGTTCTATGAATGAACCCAGGTTAAAAAGAATACAATCGCCCTCGTCCCATCTGCAGGGTTCGTTGTATATTTTTTTGTCTTTCAATGCTTTCAGCATGGATTGATCGGTTATGGATCTGGTGTATATTGGACAGTCTACATCTCCCAATAACTTTATTGTGTTATCTCGAGCGGTCAGTTCCAGTGGATCTGTATGCTCTCTCCAGAAATGATTGAGTATCAGTGCTTTCATATAAGCAATTTGTATTCCATGTCTAGGTGTTTCAGGCTTTTATACAGTTTGAGATTGTGCGCCAAAACTGGTTTCATCTCCTCATACATTTTTTCTAGTTCCTTAATGTTTTTGCCTGATATATGGTTTATTACCTTATGTATCTCTTTCAACCTTTCATAGCCCGAACACTCGTCGTACTGTTCATTCCACCAGGGAGAAAATGTTTTGAATCCTATCTTGTTCAAGTGTTTCAGAAAATGTTTTGGCCCAAACAGTATAAATGGTGTTTCGTTGCTGATCGGTCTTGCTGTTTTTTCGGATGGACAGAATGTCGTCCCGCTATGGAAGGACTCTGTGACAATCTCTAGGAAAAAACGATTATAAAACTCATTTAAAGTGTATGCGTCCGAGTGGGCGAAATAATGATCTTCGGGCCTTGTTTGTAAAACTATGGGTGTTGCTTTTGAAAAGTTTTCAAAATAATTTACAAGGTTGTTCGACGCACACAGCCTAAACATTTTTTCCTTGTCTACGTTGTGTAGTCTGGCATTCTTATGGAAGGACAACAATGTTTTTTCTTTGTGTTCATTATACAACACGCAGGAGATCCATAACCTTTCCCATCTGCTGGCCCCCACGAAAAACGCAAAATGATTTATATTGTTCCAATTTTTTGTGTTGGTCGTTTTTAGAGTCTGTCCATATAGAAAATGTGAATCGTCATAATACAGTTCTATATTTGGCCACACTGTTTTATCTTCTACAGGGTTTCCGGATACCAGTTTGACGTTTGTCTCGTTGACATTCTTTCTTTGGCATATCTCTTTCAGAACTTCGATTATATTTTTTTGTCCTAGATCTGTGTCTCTCAGGGATAACCCTTCTCCATGGAATGCTATCTCTAGAACATAATCGTTGGATATTTCTCTATCAAGATCCTTTATCACTGTGTCGGCCTGATCACAGTAACCGTCGAATACTTTTATTTTATACTTTTTCAACATAAAAAGTTAGTGCCCCACTTCTGTTGCAAGGCAGGGGCCGCCCCTGAGTTATTGGTTATTACGCCGCTAATCTCAATTCAGTTTTGCCTGGTAACATAAATGTTACATCAGCAAAACCTAATGCTTTTTTGTTTGCATTTAAAAACTGGACGTATCCTCGTACCTACTGGGCAAACTCCTGATACCTTTACACACCCGTCGAAACCGATCACCCCCGAAAGGGATTACGTAAGCCACCAAGTAATAATTTGGTGGAGGTGCAGGGAATCGAACCCTGGTCCGAAATGTTTATTTCGTATCAATCAACATTTACGTCAGTATTTAAACATATAATAATATGTTTGTCAATTAATTTTGGTAATTTTAACTGATTGTATCGAGATCCCTGGCAATACTTAATTCTCGATCGATGACAATGATGTCCTGTTGATTTAGATTGTTCAATAATTGTTTGCTCTGTGAATAAATGTCTTTGCCTGATGTGCTCAGTCCCAGATCTTTTGATGCCTGGGTAATAATTTGTTCGGACGACAAACGGTCATAATTTTTTTTACTCAATCTCTCATCACGTTTTGCCTTCTGTGCCACAGAATCTAGATCTATGTGAGTCTTGACATCTGGTAGACCCTTCAATCTCAGAGTATCTGCAATCAGTTGTGTGGCCGGTAATGACGCTGTTTGTTCTGACAGCGGATTCAATTGACTAAAATTCTTTTCATAATTTTTAAAATATTCTTGCCAGTCGGTCGATCCCGATGTTATCGATATCAAATTTCTAATTTTCGGGTTCTCGACAAAATTTAATAATGATATTGTATCTACTAATGAATTGGTATATGTACGTATCACTCCTAGATTTGTTGTTTCCTTGGTAATACGATTTACTATGTTTTTTCTTTTTTCAATCAAATTATTTTTCTGTATTAGAAGTATAGGATCACCTGCCAGCACAGCATCAAAGTTCGTCGCCGTTGTTTGTATGTCTGACAGTTTGCTGTCGAATGTCGCTTGGTTAAATGAGGTGCTGTCTGGCTGAACTGTGTCTATGTAATTGCTCAAGGCCTGCACGGCATTTTGAAAAAGTGTGTCCGTTGACAATGCTCTGTTTGTAATTGTTTGTATGGATTCTCTGATCACTTTAAAATCTTCATCTAACTTTTGGTTGAGTGTTCCGAAATGATCATTCACTCCCTTGCCTGTGTTTTCGGCGTCGGTATCGAAGTTATAGGAAAGTATGCTTTCTATGGTATTACACAATCCAAGATGTTCTATGAATCGAGGAGTGGTTGTGTCCTCCGGACTGGTCTCTCCCAGCGAACCGTTCAAGAGATTTTGTGCGTGTGCTTCGATGTTGATGTACACAGGTCCCAGATTTAAGTACGGAAATAAATTTAATGTAGATCTGGCGGAACTCTTATTACTATCTGTTATTATAGAATTGGCCGTTAACTTCTCTTCCGCTGTTCTTGTTTTTGGTGTCCATCCTATCGATGCTGAATTAACTGCATTTTGTAGATGTTGTTTATTAAAATTAGGAGCGGTCTGCGATAATGTTTTTAGTTTTTTCTTAATCATTTCTAGTATCCGTTGGCAAACACATTAGGTGATCCATACATCACTGCTGTACACGTAGGATCTCCTTTTCTCCCCACAGGTATTCCGTGTGCAAACACGTTCGGGGATCCGGAAAAGATAGGCATGGAATGTCCACAACATTTGTCCCCGCAGGGTTTCTTGTGTGTCGTGTTGAAATGGCCGACGCAACTCAGTCCTCTACCGTTGGCCTGGACGTCTCTGAAATGTCCTTTACGTACCATCCCGCTACAATGCGGGACATCTGGATCTCCTACTCGTGCTAAACCTGGCATAACGATATTTATGTAGTAAAATTATGTGGGTATATTATAATAAGTGCTTGTCTAAAAATCTTTTTGCGGATTCTTCGGCAGATTTTTTTAGAAAGTTCTCTATGCGATCTGCCAGGTCTTCTACATGCTTCTCGTACTTTTCTGGATTTTCTTCTAGGTCTTTTAAAAAATCGTCGTCCATTATAATTTAAATTTTGAGAATGAATCTTTCTTCACGTCCTGTTTGATGCCACCAACGATATAAGATTCGACTTCTGTCTCTTGTGGAGCGACTTGCATACCTCTGGAACTTAACCAATGTTGTGTCCATGGTAGGGGATTTTGATTCCATGGAGTGTCAAACTCGGGATCAAACCCTAATGCTTTCAATCTTTTATTGGCTATGTGTTCTACATACTGTCCTAACAGTCTCTCGTTCAAACCTATGATAGAGCCATCTTTGAACAGATGTTTTGCCCAGGCCTTTTCTTCCGCCACGCACTTCTTGAACATCTCGATCACGGTCTTATCTTGACCCTTCATTATCTTGACCATGTCCTTATCGTCACCTTTTTGCCAGGCTTTGATCACGTGTGTGGTTAGATTCAAATGTGTTGCCTCATCACGAGCAATCAATGAAAGTATCTTGGCAGACCCTTCCATTAACTTCAACTCTCCGAATGCAAATGTGCAGGCGAATGATACATAGAATCTCAAACCTTCCAACAAGTTCACATTGACCATTGCTAGATATAATTGTTTTTTGACTTCGTTGATATCTCCTTTGCCTTTGACCACATAGTCCTGTGCAAGTTCTGAGAACCTATCGTAATTCTCTGTGACCGACACTGCTCTTTTCAGTATCTCGTCGTCGTTCAATATTGTGTCAAACACTTCTGATGGATCTGAGTACACGTTCTTCATGATATGCGTGTAGGCTCTAGAGTGTATGGTTTCGAAGAAATCCCAAGTCACGATACAGCCTTCCAACTCTGGGTTGGAACAGTAAGGTAGAAATGATAGACAAGGTCCTCTGCCTTGCACTGAATCCAATAGTGTTTGATATTTTAAATTGGAAGTAAAGATATGTTTCTGTTCTGGTCTGAAGTTTTGGAAATCTGCCCGATCCTTCTGTAGAGATACTTCTTCCGCTCTCCAGAAGTAGCCCAACATTGTTTGGTTCAGTTTATCGAACTGTGGATATTTGAACACATCATACCTTTGGATCGCTTGATCTTCCCCAAAAAACATGGGTTGTCTGCTCCAGTCCACTTCGTTCCTGTTGAATACTGTCTTTGCCATTGTAGTGTAATTATACTATTTTATTATTTTTTGTCAACTATATCGCACAGGCGTCACAGTGCTCTGGATCGTCTGTGTTTACTGTATCGTTGCTAGACCCATTTACCTTGCTGTGTCCGTTGACCGCGGCATGACCATTTACTTCTATTGCTGTGTCTAACTCCACATCTTCACCTTCTTGAGAAGAGATAGTTTCGATACCAGATGGTTGATGATCTTCTTCCTCACCTTTGAAGTCGTAGGTGTTTTGATAGTAGGATGTTTTCCAACCATATTTGTAGGATGTCAACAGATCATTTGCCATTACTGAAAGGGGCACTTCGTTGTTTTCATAGTTTAACGGATTATATGACCAGTTGCCGGAAATGGCCTGGTCAAAATACTTCTGCATCATCGCGACTATGTTGATGTAACCCTCGTTACTTTCCATCTCCCAAAGCAGTGTGTAGGCATTTTTCAATTTAGGAAATCCTGGCACAATCTGTTTGAGTGGACCTTTCTTGCTTTTCTTAATGGATAACAATGCTCTCGGTGGTTCAATACCGTTGGTCTCGTTCGAAACAACGGAAGAACTTTCCGATGGCATCTGTGCCGACAGTGTGCTGTGTCTCAATCCGTGCTTGGCGATGTCTTTTCTCAGGGCCTCCCAAGCATAACGAGTCTTGTGTGGCACAATTTTATCAATGTCTTTTTTGTAGGTGTCTATCGGTAGTAGACCATCTGCATATTTTGTTCTGTCAAATGCTTCACACCTACCTCTTTCTTCCGCTAGTTTATTACTTGCTTTCAATAGATTGAATTGGAATGCTTCAGAAAGTCTGTCTACTGCGTCCCAGGCCTCCCTGTCCTCATATTTCACTCCTAGTTTTGCTAGGTAATGTGCTAACCCTATGTATCCTATGCCCAACGATCTTCTTGCTAGTGTAGATTTCTCCGCCGCTTTGACGGGATATTCCTGATAGTCTATTATCTCTTCCAATGCCCTCACAGCCAGATCACATAGGTTTTCCAGTTCTTCTAGATTGTTAAGTGCACCTACATTTATGGCAGAGAGAATACACAATGCTATCTCTCCTTCTGTGGAATCTATGTGTTGTATCGGTGTGGTTGGTAGAGTAATCTCTTGGCAGAGATTGCTCATGGAAACCTTGTCCTTGAACGATGAATGAGAATTCACGTGATCGATGTTCATTATATAGATACGTCCTGTCTCTGCTCGCTCTTTCAACAGATCAAAGAACAGTTCCTGTGCAGATATCTTCTTACCATTGACAGATTTGTCTTTCTCATATTTCACATACAGTTCGTCGAATGCTTCAGTTCCAAATGCGTCATACAGTCCCGGCACATCGTGTGGTGAGAAGAGTGTGATCTCCTCGTCATTGATAAATCTCTCGTAGAACAATTTAGATAATTGAATTGAATAGTCTAGTTTTCTAACTCGGTTATCTTCTGTACCTTTGTTGTTTTTCAATACCAGTATATCTTCAATCTCTTGGTGCCATATTGGAAAGTGTACAGTGGCTGAACCACCCCTCACTCCGTTCTGTGTACAACATCTAACGGTGCTTTCAAATTTCTTTAGGAACGGAACAACACCTGTGTGCTGTACTTCACCACCTCTTATCTTCGCATTGATCCCACGAATTCTACCAGCATTGATCCCAATGCCAGCACGACGTGCCACATACAAACCAATAGCCATATCAGTACTAAAGATGCTAGGAAGAGTGTCGTCAGAATCGACCAATACACACGAAGCAAACTGTCGTATAGGAGTTCTAACCCCAGCCATGACCGGTGTAGGAATGTTGATTTTAAATTGTGAAATTGCGTCATAATATCTTTTAACATAAGACATCCTTTTGTTTTTTGGATAGTCTGCGAACAGGGTCGCGGCAATCATCATGTACATGTCCTGCGGGGTCTCATACAGTTGTCCTGAACTTCTGTCCTGCACAAGATATTTGTCCACCACCTGTCTCAGACCTGCGTAGGCGAAATTGAGATCTCGCTCTCTGCGTATCCAAGTGTTGAGTTTTTTGATTTCGGTCTTGTTGTATTTCTCCACTATGCCCTTGTCATACACTCCCGATCTGATGTTCCTCATGATCAATTTTAGAAGGGGCATATACTCATACTGACCATGGGCTTCTTTCCTCACATCGTATAGGAGCAGTCGAGCCGCGGCATACTGATAGTTGGGATTTTCCAGCGTGGTCAGGTCATTGGCCGATCGCACCAGCACGTTCTGTATGTCCTTGGAAGTGATGCCATCGAAGAATTGAAGGTTTGCATTAATTTCTATTTGTGAGGCCGAAACCCCCGATAGTCCTTCACAGGCCTCCTCCACTACGAAATGAATTTTGTTGATGTCAAGTAGTTCTTGCCTACCGTCACGTTTGGAAATATTGATTGCTGATGTGTTTGTGTTGGTCATTATATTAAACTTCTCATGATTGATTGTCTTTTTGATACTGCTATTTATCGAGTCTTGTTTCATGTTGATCATTTAGAATACTGTTGTTGTTAAAATAAACATTTCCTAATTATAAAGATCTAATTTAGTTAAGTCTACTAAAAAATTATATGACACTATTATACAACTATACAACCAATGATCGATGTTTAAGTATTTCTTTTTCCAAGACTAAAAATTCTTTTTGGGAATGATGATGTCCGTACGGGTCTATTTTATTTTTTATGGTTTCTTTCATAGAATCGTGCATGATTTTATTACCAGAAAAAGAAAAAAGATCGATAATTTTTTTATCTTTTTCTATTAATTTTATTTTTTCCATTGCTTTTAAATTATTGATATGTATTTTTTCAAAATTATTACACATATCAAAAGCAATATAATCAACGTTGTTGCTAGATAACCATCCAGTGAACATTATTAAGTCCGTGAATAGAGAGTCCCAATACTGCCTAACGTCTGGAACACAGCCATAATAATTATCGATCATGGACGACAGTTTGTCAATGTCCACAGAGTCGGATACTTTGTTAGGATCTAACAGTTCGGATCGTTGTATGGGCAACCAAGTTCCGTCGATGTCTTCCTCCTCTTTGGAAATTGCCATTTCAAAACGATGAGCATATGTTATGGGAATGATTACTAAATCTGGTTTATCATTTTGAGAAATCCATTCTACTGTACTTCTGACTGTTCTTCTGAAACTAGTGGCCACTTTGCTAATATTCACAAAATTTTTTTGATTAAGTTTTGATAAGAACTCTGTCGATGGTTTCCATTGCAACGAAAAACTGCAACCGTTTATTAAACAAGTCATTTTTATTAATTATTCAAATACAGATTCTTAGTGATCAATGGTGGCCGAGGATTTATCACTTGTATTTTATGTGAATATTTACCTGTAGGTACAATTAAACTATTTCCGTGATCTGATAATCGAAAGTGGCAGTGGTGTCGTTGTTAGTGGTATATTTCACTATGAATGTCTCGTTGCCCGCCGTGGAATCCAAAGCATCCACGTCCACAGACAATTCCACGCCGATGTCTGCTGTCTCTTCATAGTCGTCATTGTAGGTTGGAGCAGTGCCTTCTTTGCCGACAAAGGTCAATACACCTGTTCTGGAATTTGATCCTCTGTCTATCTTGTACTTCACAGACACGCTGGTTCCGTTCGTGGCCTTGACTCTTATACCTGTCGTTGCCGCGACAGATTGATTGTTGGCCATTGTGAACTGTTTCACGGCCTTGTCCACGATCGCTACACCGTCCACGTCTTTCAACGGTACATATGATGTGCTTCTGAGATCGGATCTCTCAAAGTAATCAAATCGACTAGAACATTCATCTGCTGAAAATTGTATCACTGGAGACTCGTTGCCGTTGTTCTGGTCATATCCCTCAAAATTATTTCCCACGTTGTTTGCAAACCAGTTGCCCATGGAAATGATATTTCTGATAGTGCCTTGTGAATCCACTTTGATAGCATTCTTGCCGATAGTATTCCAAGTGCCGGCGATGAATTGGACGTTGCTTGGTCCCAGTGTCAATCCATTGGATGAGCCGTCCGTGTCATCTCCGATATAGGCACCGTAGTAACCGACGGAGAAATCACAGTTGATAAATCGTGCTGATGTCAGGTCATAGTCAAGGTCTACCAATCTGGCAAACTTCGTGAACTGGCACTGATCAAACACGATGTTGGAACAAGGAAGAGCCGTTGTGCTTCTCACTGTCACTCCCTTGGAAGCAGATACATCTGCTCCGCCCGACGAATATGTTCCTTGAAATTTTACATTGTTGAAATATACTTTGGTGGCATTGTCTATAGACATTCCGCCATAGGCCTCACCGTTTTTAAGTGTTAAATTTGATATCTGTATTTCTGTTGGGAAACTTGCAGAAAGAATTGAACCATATGTGTTACCGCTTAGGTCTTCTGTGACTGCCACTGGTGCATTGCCACCTGTTTGATAGATAATAGTTTTGTCTGTGCCCTCTCCTGTTAGGTGAGCATATCTCGGAATAGTGATTGATCCTGACACTTTATATGTTCCTGCCGGGAAAAATAACATCCTGTGGGATCTTACATCTGCTTCGTCGGTGTCTGAATACAACTCGTCTATGGCTCTTTGTATTGCTAACTTGTCGTCTGTAGATCCGTCACCAACTGCACCAAAGGCTTTTACAGACACATAATCGTCTAATCTTTCTTGTAGAGATCTTGTAACATTTGTTGTAGCACCCGTCAATATCGGTGTGCTAGATCCTAGGTAACCTTTGTAATAATATCCTGTTGCCGTACTAAAAATACTAGAGCCGCTTGTTAATATCTCTGTGTTGCCCACGGCTGGTGCACCGTCTGCCACTGTGCCATTACCTATGTACAGTTTCTGCTCGTCAATAACCCAACCCAACTCGCCTGCCGCGAGTTGTGGTAAGTCTGTAGCAAGACCTCTTCTATGTTGAATTCGACTAATTTGGACAACGGCCACGATTAATAAACTCCGTAAATTTTGTTAAACATTTACAGTATTTATATTAAAGAACTGACTTATAATATTGCTCTACTCTATCAAACCATTTGCCCAACCACTTGTCGTAATCATCTATTTCAAAGGTTTGATATTCATTATTCTGTGTGCATATAAAGATACGACCCGTGCGTATATCTGTGTCAAATAACTTGTTGTGTGCCTCCGCATAGGCCACTAACTGTAGGAAATAGTCCTCCACCCATTCCGCCTTCTTTAGTTTGCGTGCCTGTTTGAAATCCATTATGGCAGGTGCACCGTTGTACACGCCCACGAGATCCGTGGTGCCCGCATACAGTTCCGGATAGTAGAGATTGATCTCTGACCCCCATACCTCGTCCACGCCCTTCAAACCGTGCTCGATGATCACATTGGCCATCTCGTGTGCCTTCTGCTGTATGAGATT